CTCACGGCTACCCCGTGGCACGGGGCCCTCCCGCCGTCACGCGGTGGACACCATCAGGTCCGCGTCGGTGTGGTATCGCAGGTCGCCGCGCACGCTGTTGCACCAGCGATGCGCAGTGCGCAGGTTGCTGTCGGCGTCACTCCCACCTTGCGAGCGCGGGATGATGTGGTCGAGTGATGGGTACCAGTCTCCGTGCTGTGCGTCGGCGTTGTGGTCAACGGGCTCTCCGCATATCTGGCACGTGTGACTGTCGCGCTCGTAGATACGCAACCTGCGTCGCCCACTGATAGCCCAGTGTCTCGGTGCCCTACCCTCGACGGGACCGAAGATCAACACGGCGCGACACTCGTGCGAACACGCCGACACGATGCCCTTGCTGTGCTTGCCCTGAGTGAACGTCATGTTGCACACTGGGCATGTGCTGATATGGATACGCGACTTGGGCCACTCGCCAGTGAGCAGCCCTTGGATGCAGGTCGGCGAGCATCCCTGTATCCTGCGCGGGCGCTTCGCTAGGAACAGCTCACCGCAGGCTTCGCACCGTTCCCACTTGGCGTAGCAGGTGTCGTGGCGCTCGAACACAGCGCACTCGGGCGAGCATGTCGTGCGCTCGTATCCCTTGACCGCCTCGAACTCAGCGCCACACGCCACGCACTCGCGCGTCTCACGCATTGCAGCACGCACATACCCGCGTTGCTTGTCGGCGTTGACTTCCTGCCACCGTTGCTTCTGCGCGTAGTGAGCGGCCATGCGCTTGGGGTCAGCAGCACGCGCTAGAGTGGCCGCCTTGATCGCGCACGGCTTGGAGCAGTAGCACTTCTGCTTGTCGCTCAGGGGATCGCCACAGACAACGCACGTCTGGGTGGTAGACTGCTCCATGTCGCAACCCCTCAGCGGGTTCGGCCACGGTCCCGGCAGTTCCACCTGCGCGGGGCCACTCTGTACGCTCACATTGTAGCATCGCGGGGTGACACGACCTGCGGTTTCTCAGCACTCCCGTGCTCACTTCTCCGGCTTCATGTGCGACTGACAGCCTGGCGGCTCCATGTCGCCCGTCGTGTCGAGCCGCTCGCTTGGTTCGCCGCGGTCTATCCAGCAGCGCCATAGGTGCCACGTCTCGCCCTGTGTTGACGTGCGGTCGTGCATCGTGTGCCAACAGCAGGACGCGCACGTGCCGTGGGGACAGGGCATGTGCGTCTCCCTACTCGATGATGCCGGGGTGCCTTCCCTCGCTCGGGTACCGCGTCGTCTTGCGTACCCTTGCCGCGTTCGCCTGTTGCGCTGTGAGTCGCTTGTGGTGCCAGTCGCACACGCTACGCAGGTTCGCATCGCTGTGGTCGTTCGCGTCGCCTAGGTGGTGGACATCCGTCGCTGCCTGCGGGCATCGCGTACCATCCGAGCGGATGATCGTGCATCGTCCACCGTCTCGGTCGAGGATGCGCTTGCGGGTGCTCGACCAGCCCGGCGGGAGCGGCGCCGATCTCCACATGGCGCTCCTATCCCGAGCTTCTCCCACTTGGCGCGCATGTACCCTGTGATTCGCTCGCGGTTGGTCGTGGCGTGCGTCACGAGTGAGTCGCCATGCTTGCGGTAGAGCAGCAGCGCCGCGTCCACTGTGGCGACGGTGGCCCCGTGTGCGACCATGCGGACCCACATGTCCCAATCCTCGAAGCCGTCCGTCATGTCATCGTCGTAGCCGCCGACTGCTTCCCACGCCTTGCGCATGAACATAGAAGCGCAGCACGCGCGATTGCCCGACATGAAGTCACTCAGCGTGGTGCCGCTCGGGAGCTTGACGAGTCGGTCGGTGTCGCCGAACTCCTGCATGTGGCTACGGACGATTCCGCCTGTGGATGCAGCGAGCATTCGCTCCACTGCGTCGGGTGTGAGCTTGTCGTCGGCGTCGAGTGGCAGGATGTAGTCGCATGTGGCGGCGCGGATACCGGCGTTGCGCGCAGCGGACAGCCCCTTGTTGCGCTGACTCACCAGCACCACATTCGGGTATCGCCGCGCGACCTTGCTTGTGCCGTCGGGACTGCCGTCGTCTACTACGATGACCTCACACGGAAGCGTCTGCGCAAGTGCTGACTCTATCGCGTCGGGCAGCCAGTGCGCCTGCTTGTAGCAGGGGATGACGATGGAGCACACCGGGCCGCTCGAAATGTAGTCGGTCCAGGGGCGAGTGATCGCGGGGACTTGCTTGATGTCGTGGCACGCGATGTTGGCGGGTTTGGCGTTCCACCCGTTCATCTTGATGTGGCGGCACTCTACATCCGGTAGCACCTGGAGCGTCACGCCCGCTGCGCGCAGTGCCTTCCCGAAGTACAGGTCGTGTCCGCCGCGCGTGTTGGGCTTGTCGTTGGGCGTGAAGAACGCCAGCCCCCGATGCTTGACGACGGTAAGGTTGCCGGTGCACGCGAAGTACGGCCGATTGATTCGTGAGAACACGGACGCGCGGATCAACGTGCAGCCCAGCCCCGTCCACGCCACTCCGGGAGCGTGTGCGTTCGTGAACCCGATGCAGGTGTGCCCGTCACCCAATGGGTAGTCGACGGCGATGTAGTCCACGTTCGCATTGAGCATGGCGTCCAGCACGCCGGGAGGCGGCACCGTGTCCTCTTCGACTATCCAGAGCCAATCGGCGCCGGAGTCCAGTGCGCGGGCCACGAGGTGGTTCATGCAGTCGGGCAAGCCCTCGTCTATCGTTGTGAGAAGCGTCCACTCATGGCCTGCGCAGTTGTCCACCACTCCTTGCATCACTTCGGTGAACACGATGCCACGTGTGGGGATGCAGACGGCTATCACGGCCACAGCACCCCGTTCTCGGTCATGTGACCGCATACGCATCCGAAGTCGACCACGAGCGGCCGTATCTGCGTCGTGAGTTCCTTGTCCACGGGTCCGGGGCCGTCACCGAGCGGGGCCCTGTACGCCTCGCCCGTCGTGAGCAGACAGCCGAGACCACAGCCGCTGACCGGGACAACGCCCGCTCCCATGCGCGTGATGCCGTAGAGCACCGGGCGCCGTGACTCGTGACGCGCGATCTGGATGCCCGTCGCGTTGGGGCCTGCCGCACTCAGCCGCGCATGGATGTCGGGCGGTACGAGGATGTCGTCTTCGATGCACAACACCGGCCCGTCACCGACGAGCGTCTGCGTGTACTTGACCATCGCCCTATGGCGCGGGCGTCTGTCTACGCGGCCCTCGGGCGGGTACTCGTTGCGCGTGACGTGCAGCTCGACGTCGAACCCGAGCTCGTACAGCGATGTCTCCCACAGCGCACAGCCGGGCGCGTCGAGCACGAGGATGCAACGCTCTCGCGGGATGTCTGATGCTGCGAGAGCGTTGCATACGGCCTCGCGTGTCCACGGGCGTATCACGGACAGCAGGAGCGTCAGCATCGGTGCAATACTGGCAGCCCTGTGTACTCCCAATCCTGCACGAGCGTTGCGGCAGCCCACGCCCTGCATATCTCATCATCGCTCCGAATCGGATACGGAATCGCGTAACGAGGCTCCGCGATGAGCGACTGCAAGTTGTGCCACCATGTGTGAGGGTAGGCCTTGGCATACGGGCGACAATGGATGCACTGATGTGCGGTCTTGTCCTCGGGCTGGATGTCGAACACGTCGTGGCACATCGAGCACACTCGCTCACCCGGCTGGATACCTTCTGCCTCTTCTTCTCCGTAGACTTCGGCGAGCTCCCAGTCAGACATTGGGCCAGCCTCCGACGAGCAGGTGATTCCGTATCGCTTCTGCGTCGTCGGCCTCGTCGAGACGTTCGTATGCGTCCTCGAGGGTCAGCGGGGGATTGTCGTAGTAGGGGGCGTGTGTCTGGGGCCAGTCGCCCACGGTCGGCACGGTCGGGTGAAGATACATCCGCCCGAAACATGGGCCGTGGTCGACTACGCCTGTGCCCGTGTACTCGATCATGTACGCCTCCCGGCTGATCGCGGACAACAGAAAGGCCCGCACGATGGCGGACCTCTGCGGAGGTATTAGATGCACCTCCTCCAATATCATTTTCTCTTATTGACAAGCATCTGTCAACATCTAGTGGGTCTAGTGGGTTTCGCGCTCGTCACCTACCGCATATAGTGCGCGGAGCATCTCAGCCGTCTCCGATTTGTCGGCCATGACGACGCGATGAGCCGCACCCGCATCCTTGGGCCGCGCGATGTCCAGTTCGTGCCGCACATCCCTGATCGTCGCTTGCAGGATGCTCACCACGCAGTTGACGGTATGCAAGCACTGTTGCCGGCCGGGGGAGCGACTCGACGGCTTGCCCGACGCCCTACCGACGTTGCCGCCACGGGTCGATGGGTGGTTGTAGAGCGCCACTGTGGCGATATCCGCATACAGTTCCGCCATCAGATTGTCGAGCCGTGTCTCGCCGGTCGGGATCACGAGCGGCTCCTCTCCAGGATGCTGGCAGCGTGGGCCCATTCCACAATGAACACGTGGGATGACTCATCCATCGCCCGCGCTTCTGCGAAGCAGTCGGGACACAGGTCCGCGTTGTATGCCGTCTCCCACGCGTAGGGCTCGTTCTCGGCCCGGTTCTCGCGCACTACCAGCCCGCAATGGTCGCATGTGAAGTCAACAGTTCTCACAAGGCCGCTCGGTCGCAAGGTGCCCATCCGTCCATGTCGAGCGCGATCTCGTACTTGGTGGGAACGTCGGTCAGCAGGTACTCCCACCCGTCGTTCCAGCGCGGGTGCAACCGCTTGTCCTCGGCAAGACCGTGGCAGCCGGCCGTCCCGTGCCCGCACAAGTCCCACACGGGGCCGTGAAGCCCTCCCTGCGACCTCGGGACCAGATGGTGCCCGGTGACACCCGGAGTGCCGCATACGACGCAGCACGCGTCCCTGCGGCCGTTGGGGCCACCCTCGAAGGTACGCATGCTGGGCTTGTCCATGAGCGCGGCAAGGAGGAGGTTCACGACGGGCCTCCGTCGAGTTCAGCGAGCGCCCGCCGAAGTCCCGCGTAGTTGGAGCGCGGCGATGCAGAGAACAACGGCTTGCCGTCGAGCGGCCCCGGCTCCACGATGCGCCGTGCCTCCCGCACAACCTCCCGCAGCCGTTCGCACTCGGCTTCGGCTTCACGCAGGCGGCACTCCAGGTCGTCGTCGTGCTCCGGACCGCCCCACTTCGCATCCTGCTTCGCACGCTCGTCCAACACAGAGCGAAGCGCGGGAGACTCCAGCGCATCCACGCGCTCGCGGGGGATGAGTGAGCCGTCTGCGTAGCCGTTGCGGAGGGCGAGGTGGAACACATGACGAGCATCCTGCCATGCGGTGACAACATGTGCCGCCTCTGCTTGTGGGGCGTCCACGCTGAGCGCACGCATGGCGTCCTCAGCAGCCGTAGCCGCAGCAGAGAGCGCGAAAAGGTCGTCACTCATCGGTGGCCTCCTCAATATCGTGCGTGTGTTCCCATATGGTTTCCGGCTCGTACATCGGCTCATGTTCGGCCCGATGGCGGTTATCGCGGCAGCCGCTATTTGAGGGCGCTGGCATACCGGGGCCGATATCGTCGTTTGGATAGGTTGGCTTCCGGGAGCAAGCGACGATTGCGGCGTACGGGCAGCGGTAGTGGTACTTGCACGAGGGGAGTTGCGCCGTGAGCCTCGCCACTTCCGCCTCCGCTGCTATGCGGGCTGCTTCGAGTTCGGAAACCTTGCGTTCCAGGTCGGTGATCTTGCTCATGATGTCCCTCCGCCTATCGCTGCATTGCGCCAACGCCGTCCCGCCGCGATGTCCCTGATTGTGCAGGCGGTCACTCCATATGCCCGCGCTATATCGTTCGGGCTCGCGGTTGGCAGCAATGCCCGTATCTCGGCGATGTCACTCTCGCGGAGTTTGGCGTTCGCTCCGCGACGGGTGTTCTCGGTGGACGTCACCGCTTCGAGATGCGAGGGCCGAACGCAAGACCGCACGCGGCACAGGTGATCGAGCTGGAGCCCATCCGGGACGGGGCCGTTTGCGCGCTCCCAATAGACGATGTGAGCGCGTCGGTGGTTATCACCGGACCCTCCGCCCAGATACCCGTACCCGTGCAGCACAGCCCGCTGCCATACCCAGCAGGGAGTGAGGTAGCCGTGATCTTCTTCGATGTACTCGACGGGGGATCGGCGCGCGTTGTGGCCGTGGATGTACCGCATTGGCTGGCCCTTGACCCGCCCCCGCGCGGTGGTTGTGTGGGGCGCGATTGAGGTCCGCTCACCGCAACCGCACATGCACAAGCCGGAGGGGTTCGGGCCTAGGAGGGTAGTGCTAGAATCGTGCATGTCGCATCCTCTCAACAGGATCGGCCACGCCACCGGAGGTTCGCGCCTCGCGGTGGCACTCTTTGCGCCTCCCATTGTAGCATTCGGGACCGACACGCTAGGCATGTTCGTAGCCTCCTGCTTCCGTCGCCGGTACCCAGTTCGCGGGATCGTTGCGCGGGTCGAAGTCGGCGGCGGATTCGTCGGCGAGCGGTTCGGCGTCGAGGTCGGGCTCGAGCGGTTCGTCGATGCGGTACTCGTCCATCGTGTAGTCGCTCATGCCACGCACGCTCCCTTCCGATGTGGTGTCACGTCGCCGGCCGCGCGATGCGGTCGCGCCTCATAGCACGGCGCGCAGTAGAGCGCATGCGGACGTCGGTGCGAGATGTCGCATCCGCAGATGGCGCACAGACGCGGCCCCTCGGGGTAGCGCGACTTCGCGGCGGTCTGGACGTAGGTGGCGCCCGAAGCGGTGCGGCGGCCGCGACACGTGCCGCAGTAGATGGCGTAGGAACTCCTGCTCGAGATGTCCGCGCCGCACCCCTTGCACAGCCGCTGGCCCTGCTGCGGCAACGCTTGCCCGCGCGGGACACGCTGCTTGCGCACGCCCGCGTACCCGGCCTTGCGCACGAGACGCCCCTCGCTGATGCTGAGGATGACGCACTCGGAATGCGGCGCCGTCGGGTCGCTGTACGCGGCACAGGACCGACAACGCTTCACGCTGTCGGCCTCGGCTGCGAGCGACATGCCGAGCGAAAGCGGCACTACGGCGAAGCCCTTGGGCTGGTATGCCATCGCCATGGCTAGACACCGGCCTCGAGGATGGCGAAGAGGAGCGCACGGGCGATATCGTTGTCCAGTTCCTCGCCTAGCCACTCGAAGTCCTCGATGGCCCGCTCGATGCGCTCCTCGCGGGCGTAGGGGTACGGCTCGATTGCGTCGGCGAGGAACCCATCGCGGTGGTAATCGCTCGTGTCGAGGTCGATGCATTCGACCAGCACGCGGCCGGACTTGCGATTCGACTTGCCGACGAAGAACCATACCTGTCCCGCTCCGTCGTACCCCTCGCGGATACGCACGCGGTCGCCACGGGTGAGGGGCGCGGGGCCACACCAGCCGGATACGGTGAGGGTCGGCATGCTCCACGAGTAGCCCGCGGTGATCGGCTGGGGGTAGTAGTAGAGGCTGTTGCTGCTGTTGCTGCTCTGACTCATGACGCACTTCCTTTCGGGTTAGGGTTCGCGGGCGGGGCGGATCGCAACGAGGGGGGCGTCGCGTTCACGGCGGGGGAACCTACGCCCCGCCCGCAAGGGGGTTGGGCTACTTCTTCGGCACCGGCGCGCTTCCGAGCGCGGCAAGCGATGCGCTGTTCGGGTTGCCGGTGTAGCGGGCGGCGAGCGCCTTGATGAACGACAGCGCGGAGATGAGCGCCGTGGACAGGCCGACGATCGCAGCGGCCTTGAGCGTGGTAAGCGGGATGGTGCCGGTGGCGTTGAGCACCAGGGCGCCGATTGCCGATCCGCAGAACGCCTCCACGACCGTGGCGAAGAACCTTTCGAGTGTGTCGAGCCAGAACTTCTGCATGCGTGCCTCCTTGAGGGTGAGCGGGTGAGTCGTGCGTCAGGAGTGAGCGCCCACCTCCCCGGTCATGCCAGCTACCCTGCCGCCGTCGCACATGCTCGCGCGCTTGGCGAACGCGCCCTCGAGGTCGGGGAACTCGCTTTCGATCATGCGGGCGAGCGGCGCGCGGCACGAGTTGTCGAGCCGGTACGGCGATGAGCCGCGATTGAGCGACCACGAGCGCAGTCCCTCGGCGTAGCGTCCGATGCTCGGGCGGCGGCGTGCGTCTTTGTCCTCGCGCGCCCAGCGCACCATCGTGAGGTACGCGTCGGGGTTGTTCGTGCGCCACTCGCGAGCTGCCAGCACGGGGTCGCGCTTGACGAGCCGCGGCAGGTCGTCGGTCGCGTCGAAGATGGACGTCTGTGCGGTCATTCGTCCTCACCGTCCTCGTGCTCGGTGAACTCGTCGAGGTCGAACAGCGACAGCGGCGCCTCCTTGACGCAGCAGCCCTGTCCCCACGAGTGGAATACCTGCGTCTGCCGACAGCGCACGTGCATCCCGGTGAATAGCTCGCACTTGGAGCACTCGGCTGGCGTACACGCTTGGTCCGGCACGGGGTAGAGCGCGAGGATTGCGAGGTGCGTCCACTTGAAGCCCAACTCCTCGCTGTCGACCTCGCGCACCGTCACGCCACGGCCCCGGCGCCAGTCCACGAATCCGCGAGAGCCGTCAGCAAAGTCGAACGACGCACCGCCATCGCCGAACTCGTCGCGCAGGTGGTCTTCGAGGTTGCGCCTGTCCGCGATGAACGCCGCGATGCGCTCGCGCCCACCCTGGACGTGACCGCCCTCGGCAATGACGCGGATCACGTCGGCGCGGGTGATGCTCACGACGACACCTCGCGCTGCGTCGAGACTTCCCCGAGCTTGCGCAGCAGCCACGCGTCGGCCTCGTCGTTGCTCTCGCCTTCGTAGCCGAACTTGCGGATGGCGGCGGCGATCATCGCGTCCTTGTTCGCGTTGCCCTTGCCCGTGGCGAACTTCTTCAGCACCGCGGGCGGGACGTTCGTGTACGCGATACCAGCCTCGCGGAGCAGGTGACGGACGATGCCCCCGAGCTGCCCCAGGCCGTGCGCCTGTTCCGCGCGTCCGAACGCGTAGCCCTCGACGTAGACGGCCTCCACGCCGTCCTCGGTCGCGTCAGCGACGATCCGCCGGCCGATTGCCGCGCTGCGCTCCACGCCGTCCTTGCCGTCCGCTTTCGTGCGGATGCGTTGCGTGCGGCGGTGCGAGGAGTAGCCCGTCGATGTGAGTGACAGGTCGAGTCCGAGTACGCGGTCGAAGCGCAGCACCGGCGGCGGGGTCATCGCGCACCCCATTGAGCAGCCATGGCGTTTGCGATACCGACGAAGAACATCGAGCGCACCTTGCGCCGTTCCTCGCCCTGTAGATTGAACGAATCCGCGTGCCACTTCGGGTATCGCTTGCCGCCGATGGTGACGATTTCGGCCTCCACGAGCGGGCCCGTCTTGATGAGCGGAGGCAGCGACTGGAGCCACAGGCAGGTAGGCTTGCGGGACGGGTCGCCGTAGTCGAACGGATTGATTATCTGGTCGGGCTTGCGCCAGAGCGACGAGAGTGTCCCGAGGGGGTTCTCGATAGCCCACGGAGTGTCGCCCGCGGCTTCGATGAGCGCCCGCACGAATCCCAACGCCTCGTCGCGGTCCGCAAGCCGCTGCTCTCTGTACTTCCCATGGAGCCACCTGTTGCCCGCGAGCGAGAAGTACGTGCAGGGCGGGTGCATCACGATCAGGTCCCAAACCTTGGAGCGCACGGCCTCCACGGCGTCGCCTTGGATATGCGGCCCGAACGCGCTTTCGCTCGGGAGTAGGTCGCACGACACCGCGTCATGGCCGGCACGGATGAACGCGTCGCGCACGGTACCCGAGAACTCGCACGCCACGAGGACGTTCATCGCGCCAACCTCCGCACCCGGCGCACGATCTTCGCGCTCACGAGCAAGTGCAGGTGAAGTCGGCACGCGACGCTGCCCTTGACGCGGGGTCGGTGGCAGTAGCGGCAGTGGCGCTTCATAGCGCGTCCCTCCACGCAGCGGGGTCGAGTTCGATGTTGCCGCCGAACCATCGGCAGGAGCGGAGCGCGAGCCACTTCTGTGAGCAGGCGCGGGAGCAGAGCAGCAGCGCCGCGATGAAGTTGTCCTCAGTGATGTCGCGAATGGTGGCGCGCCTAGCGATGGTCAGCCGACCGCACTCGTCAGCGACCAGCAGGCCCCACCCCTCGGGCAGTTCATGAGCATCAACGAGCCCCGCCGGGGTCACGAACCACTGTTCGGTCAGTCGTGAGTTGGTCGCGTACTGGCGATGCCACTTCTTGCGATCGGCGAAGAAGTCGGAACGCGACACCTTCGACTCAAACTCTGCCGAGCGCATCCGACCCTTGATGTGGCCTACCGCTACCGCGTCTGAATCTCCCATGCCTCCCGCGCACTGTGAGTTCATCGCCACGGCTGAGAACCCGTAGCGCAACGCCCACGCACAAGCCGACTCGGACAGGAGTTCATGGCGCACCGACGCGCTCATCACAACCCCCGCGCGATCGCATACAGGCCCATCGCGTAGACAGCGACGGCGACGAGCACGGTGTAGAGCGCGACTGCGGTCACTTCGCGGGCGGTCATCGCGTGCCTCCTTGCGGCGGGAGATGCGACGGGCGGCTGTTGCGGATGGACGCGAGGACGAGGCCGGTGACGCCGCCGACGCTGAAGCCGACGAAGATGCCGATGAGGACGCCGATGCCGAAGTCGCTCATGACGCTTCTCCCGTCGCTAGGACGCGGCTCACGCAATCGGTCGCGCCGAACTCGCAGCAGTCGAGCGTGCCGCAGGGCTTGAGCTTGCACGCGGCCACGGCGGCGACTCTAGCCGCGAACTCGTGCGCGGCAACGGCGAGGCGGTATGCGGTGGCGGTGTCCGCACATGTGATTGCGAAACCGTCGAGAAGCAGGACTGGCGCGCCACCGCCGAGGCCGACCATCACCACGTCCCCGGCGTAGAGTTCGAGCGACTGGTAGCCGTAGTTCGTGTTGAGGAGGGCCACGTCACGCCTCCTTGCGGACGGTGCCGGTCAGGCCCATGCCGCGCAGGTTGCCGATGATCGCGGCGCGCTGCGCGTCGGTGCAGACGACCGAGAACGTGAAGGTCGAGACCTCGGCCACGAGTTCGGCGATGCCCTCGGTGATCTCCTCGGCCTTGGCGCGCTCTACCTCGTCGAGCATCGCGCGGCTCTCGTCGTAGGTGAGCGGCGGTGCGGCCTTGGACTCCTGCTCGGCGCGGTACGCGGCGATCTCGGCCTTCTCGGCGTCGAGTCGGCGCGTGCGTTCAGCGGCTTCCTCTAGCGCCTTGGAGCGCGCGATTGCAGCGCCGAGGTCGAGCGTCTCGAAGTAGGTCGTCTTCGCGTCCGTGAGGTACGCCAGCCCCATGCCTTCGAGCGTGGCGTCGTCGCGGGCGATGCGGTCGATGGTCTTCTCGATGGCTTCGAACGCGGCCATGAGGTTGACTGTCTTGTTGAGCCACGCGGCGTCTTCGATGCGCTCGAACGGGACGACCTCGACAAGCGCACCGGCGTAGTCCGTGTAGTGCTTCACGAGTTCGATGCGCTTGGCGATCTTCTCCTGCGCCTCGAACGCCTTGACCTGTACGTCGATTGCGAGGGCGACTTCATCGATGCGCGCTGTGAGCGACTTGACGTGATCGCCGAACTCGACGGCGGGCGCGGTGTATTCACGCGTCACGCGTAGCCGAACCTGGTCGATGTCCTTGCGGAAGGCGTTGAGCGATGCGCGGTATTTCTTCGCCTCCGCAACGCCGTCCGCCGAAACGACCACATCCCGGTAGATGGCGATCTTCTCTTCGACGCCGCGTTCCAACTCCTCAAAGTTGGCTTCGATGGTCGCGCCGGGCTGCATCTTCGTGATGACCAGCACCAACGCGGTCGGTTCGATCACTTCGGCGACGATGGTTGCGGACTTGGACATGTCTCCCCCTCCCTAGAACGGGATGTCGGTGTCGCTGTACTCGGGCGGTTCGTCGGACGCGGCGGGCTTCTCTTGCGCGATCTGCTCGAGCGTTGCGCGCTGCTCTGGCGTCAGGGCTGCGAACCCGTCACGCGTCTGGTGCGCGACCGACACGCCCATCGCCTTCCACGCCTTCTCGACGTTCGAGCGCGTCCCGTTCTCCTTGCAGGCGGCGCCCATCGCGCGGAAGTTCGCCTCTACCGCTTTCGTTGCGGGCACGGGAGCGGACGACACGGGCGCCGTGCCGGAAGCGCCGTACGTCTTCGCGGCGGGAGTGACCGACACGCGGTTCGCGTCGTCGTCTTCCTGCGCGAGCGCGAAGATGGAAGCGACGGCGTAGCGTCGGCAGTAGGTGATCGCGGCGCCCGCTCCTTGCGGGTCGGGCTTGGAGAGCGCGACGGTGAAGGCGCCGAAGTCCATCTCCTCGCCGGTCTTGTACAAGAGCCGCGTGCGGACGCCTACGAGCGGGCCGTCGCTGACGGGCTCCTGTGTGAGCGCGAACCCCGCAGCGACGAGGATCGGCTTCGCCACGTCGAGGAACGCCTCGAGGTCGGCGTAGCGAAGGACCTTGCCGTCGCGCTTGAACGCGGGGTTGTCGGCGTTCTTCACGGGATCGGGCATCTCGCTGTATGCCTCGATGAACGCCTCGCGCATCGTCTTCTCTGCGGTTGTGGCGGTCATGACGCCACCGCCTCGTCGCGCTTGTTGTACTCGTCGTAGATCGCGTTCGCGGCCTTGATGCCAGCCTTGATCGCTGCGGTCATGTCCTTGGTGCCGGTCGTCGTGTGGTTCTGCGCGGCGTCGATCAGAAGACGGATCGCGTCAGCGGCGTTCTCGGTGAGCTCGTCAAGCTCATCGACCAGCGTGTGCGGCATGCTCCTGTTGTACATCGTTCTCCCCTTTCGTAGTCGGGCGTTCCCTCGTTCATTCGCCCCGTTGTGTAGATATTATGCCCCGCTTGGCGGGGTGTCAACAACGTTCGCCATGAATGTCGCACGGGCTCGTTCCAGCCTCGCTCGGCGGTCCTCGGGTGATTCGGGATCGTAGTACGCGCTCGCGGGCAGTTCGCCCGTCCATGGCTTCGTGGCCGACGGGTAGTAGTCGATCTGGCACGCCTCGCAGAAGTAGTCCCAGCGAACCTCGCGGATCGTCTTGCTGTCCGACGAGCGCCCGGAGCCGACCTCGACCGTGTGCTCGATCACATCGCCGGAGCGCAAGTGGCCCTCATACGGGCGCGTCGAGCTGTGTCCTGGGGTGTTGACGACGTGACTCTCGCCGTCGTCGCCCACGACCTCAGAGCACCAGCGCGCAAGGAGCGTTCCGCACTTCGGGCACGCGCGGCGGTCCTGATAGCGGGGCTGGACGCGGCTACCTGCGTCGGGCATCGGGCGGCACCACCTCTCGGTCGGAGCGCATCGCCATGAGCAGGAGCTTCCACGGCTTGTTCGTCACCTTGTAGTCGACGTGCTCGACGCACCACAGGCATTGCTTCTTGTTCCCGTCGCACGCCGGCAGACAGCCCTCGGTGAGAGCGGCGCAGAACTGGCCGTACTTCGCGGGGGAGATCATGCCGAACCGGCGGTTGACGATCTGCGGGATGCAGTCGGGGATGGGTACGCCGTCGAACTTCGTGGTCGGGAACTTCGAGAAGCACTCAGGGAGTGCGGAGTAGTGGGGCGGTTCCTTCGATGTGACAAGGGGAGCGGAGTCCCTCTCTTCTCCGTGCTCCGATACTCCGTACTCCGTACTCCGTGCTCCGCCCGCCTTGGACACGCCTAGGTCTGTCCTAGGTATGTCCTCGTCCTGTCCTTGCATCGGGCAAGGGGGTATCACGGATTCACTCTCGCGCGGGTGCGGGTGTTGGTGATCGGTGAACGTCGGGCACCACAGGTAGGACACTCCCGCGACCTCGTAGCGCACGATGAACCCCGCGGTGATAAGCAGCGCGAGTAGGGGCGCCACGTCGATGTTCGGGAAGTATGGGAACACGTGCGCCCGGATGCGTGCGGGTTCGTCCTTGCACCGGCCCTCACGATCTGAGTAGCACCACAACCCTGCGAACAGCATCATGGACTCTATGCCGCACTCGGCCAGTTCGGGGTTGTCGAAGAAGCCAGGTTTGAGGGCGCGTTGTCTCATGGCCGCTCGACCCACTTCGATGGAATAGTCAGACCATGCTCCGCGCAGAAGGCAATCCGGTGGTCGATGTTCTCGGGCCCCTTCTGCGCGTTACAGCGGGCGCAGAGTGGCTGCATGTTTCGCATGTCGCTCGCGCCGCCTTGGTAGTGCGGGACAATATGGTCGCGGTCGAAGTGGGCGTGTTCCTCTCCACATCGCACGCATCGGTGGCCGAAGAACTCGACCATCTCGGCAAACTCCGCGCGCATGGCTCCAGTGTTCCATCCGGGAGTGCTTCTGCGCCTGCGCTGCCTCAACATTGCTACTCGACCCAGCGCGTGAAGTCCGACGCCGGGACCTTCAGCGCCTTCGCGAGCTTCTGGATCGTCAGGATGTTGGCGCGGCTCCACCCCGACTGTTCGCGCAGGCTGATCGTGACGGCGGCGACTCCCGACTTCTGCGAGAGCTGGTCCGGTGTGAGGATGTGCTCCTCCCGGATGCGCCGGAGCGCGGGCCCGTCTATCTCTAGCGGCATGGGTTCCTCCTGTGTTGTGAACCTATCGAACGCATACTAAATCCGTGACGCGCCCATGTCAACACTAATCGCGCCCCGTGCTCCCGCACGCTACGAACCTCTAGCCGAGGTCGAGACTTCCGCGCGTGTTTCGTGCGTGGAATCGCAACGCTCATGCCAAGGTCGAGGGACGCAGAAAGCCCCCGCCCATTTCTGGACGGGGGCCGACCGCACGCCGCGGGGGAGGGGCGCGGGGCGATCTGTGGCAGCGCGGTGGGCTTTCGAGGGCCACGCCCGCGCGAGTGCCTGATGAAGTGTCAACGCTGACACGTTTTGATAGTTGATTGATAGTTGGCGCATCGTCGCAAATCGCGGGTGCCCTACTCTCCGAGCACGGCGCGTCCGAAGTCGCTGCGAACGCGCTGGTACTCACGCATCGCCTCGTGCGGGTTGTCGCCCTTGCCGGTTGCGAACAGCGCGTCAACGAGCGCATCGGCGGCGGCGATCACTTCGAGCGCGGCGAACTGATGCTCGGTGAGCGTGCGGTGCAGTTGACGCATCTGCTCGAGGTCCTCGTTCACGGTCGCCTCCTACTCACATGCCGTGTCAGTGACATCGCGTGTCAGTAACCCTCACTCGCGGCCGCGCATGGTGAGTGTTGGGACATAACCTGCAACATGCAGCGGCTTGTTGTAGGTTCAGACGTAGCGGACGCCCGAGAGCGCGTCGGCCTCGTACTCGAACAGCGTGAACCGCTTCATGGCGCCCACGTACCCCTCTTCGCGGTGCCACTTGTCCGTGCGCGCGGCGGTGGACAGACTTCTCACCACGACGCCGTACTCGTCGCGCGTGACCTCGTGGTGGTAGTGGCCGGCGTGAACCTCGCGGACCGTGCCCGCGGCGAACGCCGGGAACTCAGCCATGAAGATACGGTCGAGGTCCTTGCGCGTCTTGTTGTCGCCATGGGTCATGCCGATGGCGACGCTCCCGAACGTGTGGACCTTGCGCTCCTCTATACGCAGGTCGAACGCGACCTGCGGATACTTCGCCGCGAGCATCTGGCAGAACGCCCATGACATGCTCTCGTCGTGGTTGCCGATGATGTAGTAGAGGTAGACGGCGGGGGACTGCCCTAGAGCCGTGTCGATGATGGCGGAGAAGTAGCGCGTCGCGTCGGCCCACGCCTGCGGCCAGTCCACCGATGACTGTGGCGTCCCATTGCTGGTCGTGTTCTTGAAGTTGTCGCAGTGGAAGAGATCGGACCCGACCGGAATCAGTACTTGCGCCCACTGGCGGGTTCGGATGTGCGTGATGGTCCGCTCAAGGTTGGGGCGGTACCACTCGAACGTCGAGTTGCCGAGGTGCATGTCCGTGTTGTTGACCTCGAGCAGTCCGTCGCCATGATCGGGCGTATCAACATGCACCGGCTCGATAGCGCAGACGGCGGCCACAATGGCTTCCAGGTCGATGCGTGAGGTCAGCGGCCGGACGGTGATGCGCGACGAGTAGAGCGTCGATACGTCGTGACCTTGGCCGTCGCCGCGCTTGCTGTAGACGTTCCAGATGTTGTTCCGGGCGCTGATGAGCTCCCACTCGCACGCGTCGAAGCCGTGCGCCTTGAGCAGGTACTCGACGTTCTTGGATTGCTCCGCGCTCATCTCGAGCAGCTTGTCGGACCGCTGAGTACCGTCCTCGAGTATCTCGGTGGACTCGGTGTACGCCTCCGGGTCCTTCTGCGGCTTAGCGGCGACCTCGTGCGCTTCAGGGGCCGGTTCTCCGACCGGGCGCCCCGTGTTGTCGATCATGGGGACGAGCGCCGGGAACTTGAACCGCATGGCCGCGCGACGGTCACGCCACGACGACTGCTTGCAGTCGGGGAACGCTTGCCACAACACGGATGCGCCGTTGTGGCCGTGCTCCCGGCAGAACTCCTCCGTGAGCCAATATCCGCTCGTGTCGCGAGCCACGGGCGCTCCTCTCCCAGGGAACCATGCACGATCTCGTAGCGTCAAATGGACGTTTGTGTCATGTACTTGCTATTCCGTGCCGCTAACTAGCAGCCGTAGTTGCTATCAAGATTCGCAGTTGCCGCAGTTTGGACACGGCTCGGACGGGTCGCGCATGATGGTCCCGCACAGTGGGCAGCTCACTCAGCGCCTCCGTCCTTCTCATCGGGGATGCGTCGCCCCGGCGGTGAGTAGTCGCGACACGTCTCGAACCGCGTGCACACTCCGAGCTCCTGCACCTGCGTCACGAGCGTGCGGTACGACTTCTCGAGGTCGCCGATGCGGCCCTCGAAGTTGCGCTTCTCCCGGCGCCACTCGTCCTCGCGCTTGCGCCAGTCAACCCGCTCCTGCGTTACCTGCGCGGCGTTGTACGCGATCTGCTCGGTGAGCAGTTCGTTCTGCTTCTCCAGCATCTCGATGTTGACCTTGGCGACGGATAGCACCTGCGCGTCGTCAGCGTTGTCCTGCGCCCGCCCCTTGATCTGGATGTCCTTCTCGTCGCGCTGCGACTTCGTGCGCGCCTGGAGCATGTTGAAGCGCCCCTGCGCGGCATTGAGCGCCAGCGAACCGACCGCAACAGCGGATGCGACGATGAGGCCGACTTCCTCGCCGGTCATCGTAGAATCCCGACTTCGACATAGCCGTAGCGCCAGATCGGGTACTTGAGTGTCGTGGAAGCGGGCGACATCGCGCGGTACTGGTAAATGCCGATTCGATAACCCCGAGTCCCGACCGAGAAGCCGCCGGCGGCGTTCGCATTGAGCGTGACCCACGGGCGCCACAGCGTTTCGCCCGGACGGCGGTAGGACACGACGACCTTCGCCATGGGGTAGGTCACGCCCGAGAGGACGTAGCCCTCGAGGCGGTTCGCGCTGTGCTTCGAGCACGTCAGGCGCACGGTCGGCTTCTCGACGGGCTTGCGCCCCACCTTGTCGAGGATGCCGTCTGCGATTGCGTGGCCGTAGGCGGAGTGACGCGAACGGATGTCGTGCGCGCCGGTAGCGTTGTCGTGGAACTCGACCTCGATCAGGCACGCAGGAGACGCGGGGCCGTTGAGCTCGCCGAGGTCGCCGCGAGACTTGACCGTGTTGTCCTTGCCGACGCTCACGGGAGCGACGCGCGCGTAGAGCTTCTCGGCCATGTCGCGGCCCGTGGCGCTGCGCGGGTGGTAGAACGCGGTGGTGCCGTCTCCACCTCCGGCGTCGGAGTGGATGGCGTAGTAGTAGCCGTGCGCGCCCATGAAGGCGTTGCCTTGGTCGACGTTCTCCGACCACGAGGATCCGGTGCCGACCTTGACGTCGTGACCTTGCGCACGGACAAGTGGCGCGACGACCTCCACCACGTCTTCCATCTCGACCTGCTCGGTACTTCCACCGGTGTAGGCGTTGTGTACCTGCGTGGACGGACTCAGAAAGACCTTGGCCATGGCGATGCCTCCTTGGGGGATGGTGGTCGTGCGGGGGTCGTGCGATGGTGCGAGCGCCTAGACGCTCCCGACTTGCAGCGCGAACGACACGTCAACGACGTTCGTGCCGTCCTTGTCGATGTGGTCGTCCGCGAACACGCCATCAAACGCCGGGGAGTTGTCACCGATAGGAAGCACGCAGCGGAACAACCGCCCGTAGGCGACGGGCCAACTGTTGATCGAGTTGTACATCACCTGCGCCATCTCGACCCCGAACTCGCGTATGGTCCCGGTGACGCTTGCCGGGATGCGGACGTCCCACGTCACCTTCCTGTTCACAGCGTCCTTGGTTCGCGTGGTCAGGATCGGTGAGCCGGTGAGTGCCGTCAGGACGGCAGCCTGAGAGTTGGCGGGCGCGGTCGCGCTACTCCCGAAGTAGAGGTTCGGGGTGTAGGCGGCAGAGGACGGTACGGCACCCGTGCTGCCACCGCCTTGGTAGCCGAGCAGCACTCGCATCAACACGTTGGCGGCAGAGCCATGCGCTGCATCGGTCCCCGTCCCGAGGAACACGAGATTCGCTCCGTACCCATGAGACAGCGTCAAGTAGACGGTCGATGTCACTGTGACCACTTGCAGGTCTATCTTCGTGATGGTGAGCGGGTCGCCGTTGCCGTCCACGATGAGAGCGCGGGTGGACAGCGTCCCCGCGTAGGTCCCGCCTCCGCCGCCCAGCCCGACCTCCCTGTAGACGTCACCGATCTGGGCACCGGCGGGGATGACCGTCTGTTGCACGACGTTCCCTGTGCTCTGGTCGGATGCGACGGACGACGACACGACGGTCGCGGCCTGACTGTATACCGGAGTCGCAAGAGCCGTCTGCGCATGGTCGGGAGCGGTTACGCCGGAGCCGAGGAAGATGCGTCCTCCGAACTGGAGGTTATAGTGACCACCGTATTCCGCCACACTTCCGCCCATGAATCCGGTGGACCCGTTGTATCCCGCGCACATATCCGAGTCGCCCGCGAGGACGTTGACGACCTTGTCTAGCCCTTGGTCGAGTACCACGTTCTCGGCAAAGCCCTCCTGCACGAGCGCACCAGTCTCCGCATCCTTCACCTCGATGTGGAACTTGTTGTGGAGCCCGATGCCGACCTTCACTTCGCTCACGGTGTCTCCTAGGCGTTGCTGACGGTGATGGCGAGTCCTTGCAGCGCGACCGTCACGGTTTCGGACGTAGCGGTAGAGGTTTGTGCGATCGTATGAACGTGTACGTCGAGCGACCCGAGTGCCGCCGTAACCGTCTCCGTGCCGAAGTTGTCGGAGTCGAGAGTGGTCAGTTCGACAGCCAGAATAGTGACGGCGATCGAACCGAGCGCGACCGTCACGGTCTCGGCGGGAGCGGGCAACGCTGTCAGTTCGGCGTTGAATACCACGATGGACAGCCCGCCCAGGGCCGCCGTGATCGTCTCGGCAGGAGCAGTCAAGTCGGTCAACGCTACATCGTGAACGTGTACGCCGAGCGACGAGAGCGCGACCGTCACCGTATCGGCGGGGATCCACCACGGACGTGAGCCGAGGACGACCCGCTTGCCTGCGGTCGCCGACCACTTGCCGAGCACGCAGAGTCCGCCCGGTATCGTCGTCCACATACCGATGACGCAAAAGCGGTTGTCGGCTGTCCTGTTGCCGATGTTGATATAGGTACGTCCCGGCTCGGTCATCGCTCAACGCCTACAACAACGGTGTCGCCTACCATCGGGACGTATGAAGCGAGGTAGGGGATGTCGGTCTCTACGTGTCCGTCGATGGTCACGTCCACGGTGCCGTTCTCGTACACGGTCTCGATGGTTCCGACGAGGAAGCCCACCGTGTTGGTCAGAACCGCACCGCCCTCGTTGGCGAACTGGCGACGGCGTGCCAACTTCAGCTTCTCGAGTTCGTCGAAGTAGTTGGGCCGCGCGGGGCCGATGCGCACCATGTCGGTCATCTAGGCCCCTATCGTCGGCGTGTCGGTCGCGTAGGAGCGCACAAGCTCGGTCACGCGCTTCATCGTGAGCAGCGGCGGGTCGAACGTCGGGTCGTGCGCCCACACACCGTCGCCGAGACGGACGCGCTCCTCGCTGTACGGGTGCGCCTTGTGCGACGGGTCGCGGGAGAACATCTGCTCGAGCAGCACGGGATCGACCTCGAACGTGACGGCGGGTTCGCAGGTGAGCAGGCCAGCCTTGTAGGTCGCGTGGATGAGGGCTTCGGCGGACACGATGTCCGGGTTGTTGTAGACGCCCTCGATGATTCCCCACCGCTCGATGGAGTCAGGGAAGTCGATGTAGTCCACGCCGGCAGGCTTGTCGCAGGGGTCTCCGCCCGCAAGCGACCAGGCGATGTTGGTGAACGTGACGAAGTTACCGCGGTCGTCGGCCTTGCCCGCTCCGAGCAGACGCGTGATGACGCCGATCGAGTCCGACGTGCGTTTCGCGCCCCGCAGGTTCTTCGACCACTCGAAAGTGACGTTGATGTCCTGCCCGATGCGCTTCACCATGTCGATGTAGCGATGCGTGATGACGCTCCCGTTGAAGGTCACGCGGAACGCCACTTCGAGGGCGGCCGTCGTGGCGAGGATGCCGATTGCCTCGCCGGCGCTCTGCATCTCGCGGTACTCGATGTCGTAGCTTCCCGCGTCCTCGATCTCACCGACCTCCCACCGGCTGCCCGCCAGAAGCCCGGCGGCGATGGTGTCCGGCGACGAAGCGGCGTAGGTCGCGGGCCGCACGATGCGTCCGCGAAGTTCCTGTGCGGCGTTCTCGGCGTGGACGACCTTGTACCGCTTCTCGCCCTCGCGCACGTCATCGACCGTGACGATGCGCAGGTAGCGAAACTCACCGTCGTCGTTGCGAATCAGGATGGGCGCCTGGTCTGTGACGTACACAGAATCGGCGTGTGTCGACTCACACGTGAAGTCATACGTGAGGACGCCGGTGAGGTCCTCGGTGTGCGTGTCCGCCCAGAACCTGCACGGTGCGCCGTCATAGCCGCCCTGCGCGTTTGAGAGCACACACACGGCCTTGTCGTCGCTGTCGAGCACGATGACGACGGGCGTGGTGGTGGATGGAGCGGTGAGCGGCGCGGCGAGCGTATCGAACTCGGCGTCCGCGCCGTAGGACGTGCCGACGCTGTTTGTGGCGTAGGCGCGGTAGTGGAAGTGCGTCGACTCCGTGAGCGGAGTCATGGACGCGGTGTACGTGCCCGTCGTGCCCGCTGCCGCTGCCTTGCTGTCGCCCGTGGTCGGGTTCGCGCTCGCGCCCCAACACACGCCGCGCTCGGTGACGGTCGCGCCGCCGTCGGAGGTGACGTTGCCGTTTCCTGTGGCGGTGGTCTGCGCGATGGACGACGCGGCTGCGGTGGTTACGGTGGGGGCGGCCATGGCCCTACCTCCAACAATCGCGGTGCGTCTCAGTCGCGCCGACGATGGTCCCGTCCGTGGCAACGCTCACGGTCGGCGTGCCAGCGGGCAGCGCGAAGAAGTCACTCTCGAAGTCGAAGAACTCCATGTAGGGCTCGGGCGATGCGTCGCCAGCGGCGGTGCGGTATATCTTGCCTATCGCGTTGTCGAACGTGAGCGTGTCTCCAGCTACCGCGATGATCGGAACATCGTCGTCTGCGGGAGCGTTGATCGATACCACGTCGAACTGCGAGACGAGACACGTGTTCGTGACGGGGGAAGTCCCGTGCTGCGCGACACGCACCTCGACCTCCGCGATGTCGGCGGTTTCCGCTGTCTCTTGCCACGGCGTCGAAGTCTTGACGTAGTAGCGCGTGGCGAAGTCGCCGCGCCCAACCTTGACCGTCCACTTGCCCGCGACGCGCGTGACCCACAGGAAGCCCGCGAAGTCGTTGTAGTTGGTTGACTTCGTGGTGCCGGTCGTCTCGAGCAGCACCTTGCTTCCGACGAGGAACGTAGCGGTGTTGCGCGCGACGGACACCGACGAATCATGGAGGTGCATCTGCGCGACGATAGCGTGAGCGGCATCGAGGAAGTAGATGGAGACGTAGACCATCGAACCCTTGGGCGTGAGGTTGTCGAGCCCGATACGGACAGTGCTGTCGAAGTCATGCACGGGCGAGCCGAGCACCTTGCGGATCGTGGGGCCGTGCCAGCCCGCGCCAGTCCCGAATGAACCGCCTGACGCCTTGGGCGAGAAGTTCGTTCCCGAGGTCGCCATAGTGCCCGCGACAGCGCCGCCACTCGTGCCCGTGCCCCAACCCGTCAGCGACGAGCAGTCGTCGTGGAGGATGGACGTGCGGGGGACGAACGGGGTCGCGTCTACGGGGACGGGCGAGCCGATCTGGACGTAGCTGTCGCCGCACGAGACTCGCGCGAACGTGGCGGGCGCTGTGAACGGAAGCACGAACACGGGCTTGGTCGGAGCGCCACCTGCGTTCGTGACGGTCGTATCGAAGGGGGACACGTCAGTCGTGGTGTCGAGCGCGGTCGTGGTGTCGACGGCGGCCCAGCGTGTGGGGTTCGGACACACGAAGCGCAGCGTGCCGCGCCGTGCGGTGCCGATCCACGCGAGGTCAATGCCGCCGTCGAGCATGGCGAACACGATGCGGGTGGGATCGGCATCGAGGATGAGCGCGGCGGGGGCGTCGGTGGTCGCCCATGCGATGAGCAAGTCCTCGCGCGCGATTGCCTCGGCGATTGTGGACGCGTCGACGGTGACTGCGAACTCGAACACGCGAACGCCGTCCGTGTACCCGCTCAGATACGCACCGGGCATCCCCGGCACGCTCTCCAGCGTGAGGGATCGCTCGGGCGCGGGCGTGTCCGGCGCCTCGAACACGATCCAGGAGGGAGCGGCGGTACCGTTGAAGGTGATCACGTTGCTCATGCCGTCGCTCCAATCGCACGCGCGCGGGTGGACTGGATGCGCTGTAGCTTCTCCGCGAGCTTCTCCACGTCGTAGTCGTTCGAGATATACGCGGTCACGGCGTTCGTGATGTAGGTGACGACCCCGCCGCCCGAGGGCGCGACCATGCCCGCGGCCTGAGCCGCAGACGCGATGAGCGCGGGACCGTTGGCATTGAGCGGGTCGATGACCCACTCCCGGCGCTTCTCGGCGAGAGGGTAGATGCCGGGTTCGGAGACGATTCCGCCGCTGGCCTTGCCCTTGCCGGTGCTGACCTCGAAGCGGATTGCACCCATGCCGAGCTTGATGTGGTTCTTGTTGAGCATGGCGATCATCGAGTGCAGCGGCGAGTCTGTGACCTTCACGCCGATGGTGATGGTCTTGCTCGAGGGCAGCTTGTCGAGCGAGGACGCAACGCCGTCGATCTTGCCCTCGGCGTCGTTCGCCATCTTTGCGAGAGTGCCCTGCGCCTTGGAAAGCGTGCCGGACTTCATGGCCGCGTCTATCTCGGAGTCGGTCATGTTCGCGGCGGACTGGTCAACGAGGTTGTACGCGTCGGCGACCTTCATGACGAGCTGGTTGTACTCAGCCGTGCCCTTCTTACCGCCGCCCTTGATGAAGTCGGCGCGCGCCTTCTCAGCCGAGTGAGCCGCCACGACGTTGTCAGTCAGCGAGCGCGTCGCCTTCTGCGTGTCGGAGAGCACGAGTTCCTGCGCCGCCCATGCGGCGGTCGTCTCCTCGATCGCGGGGGCGAGGCCCTTCTGCGCGTCCGCGGCTGCATCGGCTGCATCGGCGGCAAAGTTTGTGGATTCGCCCATGATGCGCGCCGTGCGACCGGCCCCGATAGCCATGTCGTAGTACGTCCGCATTGCAGGCACGGCCGTGATGATGGAGCGCACCACGCCCTCTTGAGCGTCCTGCGTACCGGTCAGCTCGCGCATCCAGTCGCCGAACGCCATCTGCGCGGGCAACACGGCTTGATAGGTCATGTAGTTGATTGCGCCGCTGATCGCAACGAGTCCGCCGACCACGCCGCCCGAGCCGAGCATCTTCAGCGCGCCGACAAGGCCCTTGACCCACGGTGCTGCGATGAGCGCAGCCGCGCCCACTCCGGCGATCGCCACGGTCGTGTCCTTCGTGGCTGGCGAGAGTTTGTCGAACTCACTCAGCAGCCCGGACGCGCTGTCCGCAAACCGCCCGATGGTGGGAAGCAGCGACGCGCCGATCGTCTCCTGCAAGTTCTCGATGGCTACATTCGCGCGGTCGATGGAGCCCTGTGTCGTCTTCCCGTACGCTTCCGCAGCTCCGCCGAACTTCTGCTGGATGGCAGCCAACGCCTCGGTGGCGGTCGCGCCCTTGCGGAGCACGATGCCGTAGCGCGTCAGGATCGACGTGTTCCCCATCGCTACCTTGCCGATGAGCTTGGAGGCGGTAGCGAGGTCCATGTTCTTCGCGCGGGCGAGGTCGGTCGTGAGCCCGAGCAGCCCCGTGGCCTTGTCCACGTCGCCAGTCGCTTGGATGAGCGAACGCAGCGCGTCGCCGAGTTCCTCGTCGTCTACGGCCGCGAGCATGGACTGCTTCTGGATGACGCTCTCGAGCTTGTCGCCGTAGGAGGCCCACGAGCCACCCGCCTGCTCGACCGCGTTACGCAGCAGCGTCTGCGACACTTCCGCGACCTTGGCAGCGGCGACGGAGTTCTTCAGGAATGAGACTAGACCCAACGCGGCGAGCGCGGACCCTATCTTCGCGAAACCTCCGGTCATGCCCTTGGACAGCGAGCTACCCGCAGTCTGTCCAGCCGCGGACATCTGCGGGGCAAGTTGTGCGTTGAGCGACGCGCCTAGCCCCTTGGTCGAGGGCAGGATCGTCACATAGGCAGTGGCCAACTCGGTAGCCATGTCACGCCTCCCGGCGACGGGCGGCCCATGCGCGGGCCTGTGTGATGCTTCGGACGTTCTGCGGCTTGGCGCTGTGCTCGGTCTCGACGCCCGGACGCGGAATCGGCTCGGGGCGCGGCTTCGAGTTGTCGCCCTGACGCTGCCAGTTCGCGGTCGCGAGGCGGTCGGCGACGATGGCCAGCAGGTGGTCGGTGGTTGACCACGTCGCGTACTCGCCACCCGATGCGCGCAGGTAGGCGCTGTCACGGGGCGAGTTCTCGAGGATGACGCGCAGCCTGCGGTACGACAGCGCCCCGCCTAGGTCCCGGATGTCGAGACCTAGGCGGAGCAGGTCGGCTTCTACAGCCTCCCCGTGCTCGGCTAGGAGTCGGTGGAGGCCTGCGATTCCGGGACGGTCGCACCCTGCCAGTCAGGGACGATGCGCGAGAAGAACAGCCGCGCGGTCCCGCCGGCCTCGGTGTAGGCCGCGTAGTCCTCGTCGCTGAGCAGCATCCGCAGAGACGCCACGTCGCCGACAAGCCATACCCGGTCGGGCCAGAAGATGGGATTCGGGATGGTGATGGTGCGCTCTCCGACCTTGATATCGAGCGGCTTGGCCTTACCCAGCTCCGACTCGATGACCTTGGCGAGATCGAACGTCCTCCCCTTGCTCGTCATGGTTAGCTCACCCCGTCATCGCGGTAGCGGTAGTACTTGTTGCCGCTCACGTCCGGGTAGCACGAGATCGTGACGCCGTACGCGATGGCTTCCTTGGAAGCGATCTTGACCGGGTCGCGCTTGACGACCTTGCCGCTGGGGATGCACAGACGGCGCAGCTTGTCGCCGTCCTCGTAGTCGATGATCCACGCCTGCTTCGGCAGCGAGACGCCAGCGACGACATCATGGTCGCCGTAGAAGAGGTCGAGCGTCTTGTCGGTGGTCTCGAGCATGATGAAGCTGAACTCCGTGGTGAAGTTGCTATCCACGTCGCGGACGCGGTCGCCACCCCACGCGTTGATCGGGGCGCTGTCGTTGCCGGGCGTCTCGGTGACGCCCGCCTCGTCGATGTATCCGACGTCCACGAACGTGCCGGCGAGCGCGGCGCTCGCAGTCGTGGGAAGAGCGGTGCCGAGCGGGGCCACGGCGACGATGCCGCTGACTCCCACATCGACGTTGTCGGCGGTCTGCGTCATGAGATACCTCCTGTGATGGGATGTCCGCGCACGTCGAGTGACGCGGTGAAGCGGTAACGAGCCTGCTTGGAGAGCGGGTCGGGCATGACCACGGGACCGGCGAACTCCTGGACCCGGTAGACGGTGACTCCGCCGGCGGACTGCCCGCGCCACGCGTTGACGAGGCCACGGACGAGGTTCGCGAGCGTGGCGGCCTCTGATGCCTTGGCGGCGTAGCAGTCGAACGTGAGCTGCACGGAGTCCGTCACGAGGTCGCGCCGCGGGCCGCCTGTGCGCTGTACCGTCACGAACTCGGACGGGCGCGTGGTCGGTACCTTGTCGGCGACTGTGCACGGACGGTCGTATTCGATCAGGTCGTCGGTGAGCCACTCGATCGCGGCGGCTTCGGTATCGGGAAAGACGATCACTTCCATGGCCGTCATCTCCCTGAGTCGATTGCTCGTGTCAGTGCCTGGTCGTTGGCTTCGGCGAGCATGGCTTCCGCTGTCGTGGCGATGACCGCGACACGGGCCCTGCCTGAGCGCGACATGTTCGTCGTGACGGGCGTTACCTCGAACCCGTCCCCGGCGGCTTGTGCGATGCGTTCCGCACGCGCCTTGATGTCGGCCTGGACTTCGGGCGAGTTACGGAGCGCCACGAATCCGGGGATGTTGAGCTTCAGCATCTGCATGGCATCACCCTTCCATGCGATCGAACACGGCTTCGGAATGCGCAAGGCCCCCAGTGATGGAGGCCCACGGCTGTACCGAAACCACTTCGTAGCTCACGCCGCCGAACGTAGCGCGACAGTGAGCCGTCAACACCGTGTCAGGCGGCCCGGTACCGCGCATCATCGTCAACACGCCCTGGCGTCCGATGTCGTCGGCCTCTTTCGCGGACACAGGCTGGATGCCGCGCCACTGCTCGTCGGTGTCCGTGGCGTTGTCCCAGTCGGGGATGTTCGCGCCGCGGTCGTCCACCCAAGCGGGCGTGATGACGACAAGCGTCTGCGTCCTCACAGCTCTACCGTCCGGATCGCGGCGGGGTAGAGGCGGTCCAAGCGTTTCTTCTCGGTGGAGTTGAGGTCGACGGTGCCGCTGTACGCTTCCGCGCCGTACGTCACGTTCTCGGCGCCTGAGCCCTCGGAGCGCACACCGAGCAGGACGCTCGGGTCGGTCGTGTCCATGCGCGCGGCGATGGCGCACACGAGCTCCACAAGCGGCTTGGGAACGACGGGCGGGTCCGCGAAGATTCCCACTGCGGTGAGTCGGCCCGCGAGGTAGCCCCTGACGCGCTCAGACGCGCGCAGGAGCATGTTCTCGCCCGTGGCGTATCCGTAGGCGGTCAGGTCGGTCGAGGTCGCCAGCGCGCCCTCACCGAGCGCGATCGGCGTCAGTTCGGCGGTCATGCCGTCACCTCTTTCGTGAGCACGCTGTCTCCGCCGGCCGCGTCGTAGTAGCCGTCCTTCGTGAACGCCAGCAGGTAGTCGGCGTCGGGCTCGAGGTAGATGCGCCACGTCCCGTTCGGGTTCGCGGTCGTCCTCCGCAGCGCCGTGACGAGCGCGGTGTCAGCGGCCGCGTATGCGCGGATGGTCGCTCCCGGCGTCGTGATGCCGATCACAGCCCCGTCCGCGTCCTCGCTCGCTTCCGTGAACGCGGTACCGCTGGTGATCTCGCCGCCGCCTATCGCGGCGACGACGGTGTTGCGGTTCGCGGTGGCGTTCGCTTCCGTGGCGACTCCTGCGGCGAGCGTTGCAGCAGCGATCGCGGCGCGCTCCGTACTGTCGAGCGTGGTCGGGTTCACGGTCACGTCCGGTGCGTTGATGGTGCCGGTGAACTCCACCGTGCCGTCGAACGTGGGCGCGGGGATGGCGGCGATGGCTTCCGTCACCGGCGTCATGTCCACGCTGCCACCGCCCGCGCCGGTCGGTGCCGTCTCTAGTGCGGCGGCGGCGAACCTATCGTGACCGCCCGCGTTCTCGACCATCGCGACGAGTCGACCAGCGTCGGCGGATACCTGCGTCACGCTCGGTGCTTCCGCGACCATGTTCGTCGCCGCTCCGCTGTATCCCGTCTTGCTCGCGGCGGTAGGCGTGACCTCCTGCGTGGTCGGATCGAAGTCGTGGAGCGCACCCACCGCGCCAAGAGTGTCGTCCTTCGCGTGGTCGTATGCCGCGTCCAGCACCAGCGCGCGAGTGGCTACCTCGTCAGCGATTGCATCGATCGCAGGTGCGGCGGCGGGTGGCGCGGCGTAGACGAGGCTCGTCACGAATGCCTTGATGCGCCCGCCGATGGTCGTTTCCGCACCCATGCTGGCAATGGCGTAGGCCCAGATGTCAGCCACACTCGGCGCAGCAGCGGGAAGCGCCGCGATAACCTCGTCAGCCCCGTCCGCGACATTCGTTGCCGTGGCGATGCCCGCGAGCGAGGTGACGGCACCGTCCGTGCCGCGCATGTCCGTGTTCGTGGTGGTCGTGTCCACGAGCGTCACGCGAGCGATGGTGCGCGTCTGCACCTCGTCAGCGATTGCGTCGGCGGTAATCATCGCGGGTGCCTCGGCGGGCAGGGCGGCGATGATGGCCGTCTGTGCGTCGGAGACGTTCGTCGCGGTGGCTATACCCGTGAGCGAGGAGATGGGTGTGATGTGGTCCTGCGTGGCCGCGAGTTGTACGTCGGGCATGGTCGCTACCTTGACGCCAGCCGTGTCGAGAATCGCCTTGAGCGCGGTCAGTCCGTCCGTCGCGTTGGCGAGGTCGTCCTTGGCTGCGGTCGCGTCAGTACAGGTGACGGCTGCGGTCACGGAGCCGACAGCGCCGGTCACACTGGATACGGTTCCCATGTTGGAGCCGACTGCGGCGGGAGACGCAGGGAGGTTGTCCGTCTTGGCCTTGACCGCATCCACGACCGTCTTGACAGCGGGCAGGTCGGTGTCGTGGATGTTGTCGATGACCGTCTTGATGGCGGGAAGGTCGGTCGCGTGAACGTCGCCTACCGCTGTCACGATGGTATCGAGCGTTCCGAGATGCACGAACGACGCGGGGACGGACTTCACGTCGGCGGTGCCCGTGGTGGCGAACGACGCGATAGGTACGCCGTCCGCGCTCATGGTGTACGGAGCCTTGTAGAGTCCGCCGCCAATCTCGGTGACGGTCAGCGTCGTACCCGTGGTGCCGTTCGGTGACTTCGCGCCTGCGTCGGAAATCTCCCACACCTTGCCCGTCACGGTGAGTCCCGTTGCGGCGGCTCCTGATGCTACGAGATGGGCGATGAGCACTCCCGCCTGCCCGGCCTTTGCGTACATGGTCACGCTCCAATCAGGTTGAGCAAGCCGCGAGATGTGCGGGTGATGAGTGGGTAGTTGACGCCACTAAGCGTCGTGAACGACCCACCCGTCGAGTACGTCGTCCCCACGCTGTTCGTGGCGAACATGCGCCAGTAGTAGAGCGTGCCGGGCGTCAGACTCGTGATGGGCGCGGTGAACGCACCGCTGTAGGAATCACCGCCTGTCCAGAGGTTCGCCGTCGTCGGGTTCGCACTCGTGCCCCACGCAACGCCGGTTTCCGTGATAGCCGCGCCGCCGTCGCTGGTGACGTTTCCGTGGCCCGTGGCGGTGGTGGTCGTTATCGAGGTCGCTGCGGAGTCGGTGACGGTCGGGGCGGTCGCAAACCCGCTGCCAGCCCACGAGTCGCCGCCGTACACGCCCGTCTGGTCGGCTCCCTGCTGGGTGCCGCCACTGGTCGGGTTGCCGTTGTAGACACGCAGCGTCCACGGGCCGAATCCTTGCGCGGTTGACGGCGTGATGGTCGCGGTGCCGCTGGACTCCGCTGCGTCCACGACGTTCGTGCCGTCCGTGAGGCGTGCGTAGTAGCCGGTGGGGAGCGAGGTGACGAGGATGTTGGCGCGGGTGTAGATGGCAACATCGTCAATGTTGTCACTCGAGTTCGAGACGTTGCTGATTCCGCAATACCCCGTTGTGCGCGTGGTATCGGTGACACTGATGCGGAGCGTGCCGCTCCCAGTGGCCCCAGCGGTCGCCCCGGTGTAGACCTTGATGCTCGAACCGGAGAACTCGATGCGGACGATGGTGGTGGACGCGTCTGTCGCGTCTGAACCTAGAGCGGTAGTCCCGCCATTGACCACCCGAAGTAGCGTTATCCCGGAGGTTCCATTGTTGTAGAGCGCGTATGCGTTGTAGCCATAGTGCCCGTTGCCGCCATCGGAGCGAAACACCAACGTGCCGTACAGCCCATTCGGGCGGAACTCCACCGCTCCGTTTCCCGGGTTGGCCCCCGTGGCGACGACTACATCGTAGGAACCGTCAGCGTTATCGCCGTCCCGCGCCGTGTTGGACACGATGGAGTGCGCGGTGCCGTGCTTGTTGAGCCAGTTCGCCCCGAGCGCACCGTTCGCGCGGTTGAAGTTATCGATGAATCGTCCTGCGGTGGTGAGTGAAAGCGTCACGTCACGTCACCCCACATCACATCGAGTAGCGCCGTGCGTGGATACCGGCGGCGATACGGAGAGCCGGTCTGAGCGTCCTGCGACGGGTAGAGCACATCGAACCCCGCCCACTCGTCATCCGTGGCAACCACCAAGTAGGACACGTCGCCGCCAAACTCGCGTTGGTCATACCCGCGAGCGCACGTCGGCTCAAGCGCGATGGCGGGCGTCATCACGACGCCGAGTCCGGGCAGTTCAGCAGGCACCAACTCACACGAGTAGTAGCGTTCGATGAGTGCCATCTAGCCCACCTCCGCGTGTCCGCGTGTGATGTTCATGTGCGGACTCCTTGCTGGCGGTTCCCGCCTCATGAACACCGCGACGCTCGGTCAGCGCCCGGTTTCGCGAATGTGTGTGGCGGCCATGGGGCCGCGATGGGCTCTGGAGGCGGGGCGGACGCGAGGGATGAACCCAGGCGCCCGCCCTGCCGGGAGTGCTACGAAACGGCGTTCAGGTACGCGACGAAGTGGTCCGGGTCGGCGAGCACGAAGCCGTACTCGGCCTCGGCCAGTACCGCGACCAGGTTGTGCTCCCACAGCGAGACGAGAGAGCCGCCGATCGTGACGGTGGCTTCCGTGGAGACGGAGTAGTTGATGCCACCGACGACGCCCCATGCGGCCTTGCTCCAGTCGCCACCGAATCCGAGCGTGCCGGACGCGGTGTCGCCGATGCCCTGGCCGAGCATGGCCGGGCGGCCGATGATGTTCGAGTACACACCCTCGGCGGTCGAAGCCTGGAGCAGCGGACGGTGGTTGTCGTCCACGGCGTTGAGCAGGAGCGGCTCTGCCTTGTCGTCGAACGCGAAGCCCGTCAGGCGCTTCCCGTCGGCCACGAGCAGGGAGAGGCCGGACACGATGTCGTTGTAGACGGTCGTGCCGGTGCCGAACTCGACCTCGTGCACGGTCTCGGCGATGTGGTGATCGAACGGGCCGGTGCCGGTCCCGTCTCCACCGAGGTCGTAGAGCGCGGCGTAGTCGAACGCCTTGGCGAACGCCTCAGCGAATGCGGCGTTGCGGGAAGTCGCGTAGCCGCCCGGATTGGCGCGCACGACCTCGGCCGACATGACCGAGATGCAGGCGATCTTCTTGGGGACCATCGAGAGCAGGTCGAGCGTGCCGTTGGACGCGGCCTTGAGCCCACCCTCGTCGACCCATGCGGCCGTCGGCTGCGTGAGCATGAACGGAACGGACTTGCCGTTCATACCGAGAGGAACCTGACGCGCGAGGCGCTGGACAACGGACTGTCGTGCGACCTCATCGAAGATGGGAGCGGACATCTCGGGCGTGAGGAATCCCTCGAAGCCGCTGATGGTAGTTGCGGCGGAGATCGCCATGGTGTTGCCTCCTGTGAGTGGTTACTTGATGCCGAGCTTCTCGATGACCGCCCGCGTCAACGGGTCGGTCGAGGTCGGCGCGGATCCTTGCTGCCCCTGTCCGAGCGTCGGCCACGTCGGCTTCTCTGCGGTCGGCTCGGGGAGCGCGTCCGCGAACGCCTTGACCTTGGCCGCGTCCACGTCGCCCTCATCGGTGAGGAACGACGCGGTGTTGAGCCCGCCGAACAACGCCTCGAGCTTGGTCGGGTCGATGCGGCCCGCGACGGCTGCCTTGAGTTCGGCAGCGACGAGCTTGCTGCCGGCCTCTTTCAGCGCCTCGGAGCGGCCCGCTGCCTTGGCCTCGGTGACGGCCTTTTCCTGCTCCGTCATCTGCGACGCCTTGAGAGCGTCGTAATCCTTGGCCTTCCCGGCGTTGGTCGTGGCCCTGTCCTCGTTCTTCCGAGACAGGGCCTTCCACTTCTCGACTTCGGCTGCCAGGTCTGCCGGTTCCGTTGCGGGTGCGGCGGGCGTTGGTGTGGTGGGCGTTGCGCCCGGGTCGATGGTGGGCGTGGGCGTTCCTTCTTCGGACATGGGGATACCTCCCGTTTCGGGGGACTGTTGGCCGTTGCGGCCAAGGGGAATAGAGCGACGGGCGTTGCGCCCGGTGATGCCTAGAGGTCGGCGGGGCCGCGGAACGCTTGGTCGGCCCATCCAAGCACGGGGCCTATCTCGCCGTGAGTGTTCACGCGCACGCCGCGCATGGCGGACTTGTTGCCGCCCGAACCGCTGGAGAAGTCGCTGTAGGCGACGCCCTGCTCTTCGAGTTGCGCGAGTACGTCGGAGGTGCGTTCGTCGCGGATGGACTGCATCGCGTCGGCGTTGCTGGCGTAGACGGGGGCAACGTCGCAGTTGCAGTTATCGTGAATCGGCATGAGGTCGGCCTTGTGGTAGAGCTGGTCCGCGGCGATCGCGCACAACGCGCAGGATTCGCCACCTGAGAGCACACGTTCGTAGCCGATGATCCGGTCGTCTTGCGAGATGCGCTCGAACGACTGCCGGACGTTGGACATCTGCATGTCCATGTTGACCATGCTCGACAGGCGTTGGCCTCCGATCCGCACCGCCTCGTCCAGCGGGACACCTTGCGAGAGCTGGTACCAGACGGTCTGCGCGGGCCTACGGTAAACCTCGACTAGAGGTACACCTCGAAGCTCGGTAGCGATCGCGGCTTTCGGCGGTACGGGCATCCCGGCGATGCGGGCGATGGAGTCGAGGTAGGCGTTCGTGAGCTGCGCCGTCTGCTTCTGGCCGCTCTCCACAAGGGGGACTATATTCGCTACGAAGCGGTCGATGTCCGCGTCACGCCACGAGCCGAGTCCGTTCCATGTGCGGAGCGCGTAGGCGTCTATCCGCTCCCGGACCGTCTGTAGCGCCCTCTGGTGCGCGAGGATGATGCGCTTCTCGGCCTCATACGCCATTGGGCGTCACGGGCGCGGAGCCCGGCACCGGCGGTTGCGGACCCAGCGAGGCCTCCAGCAGTTCGGCGAGTATCTCCTGCTCCATCTCCTCGGCTTCCTCGGGCGAGTAGCCGAGCACCTTCGTCCAGATCGTCTTGCGCGGAACGCCGGCCGCCTTGAGCTTCGATGCGGCGTCGGCCCGCTCCGCGAGGGAGATGGACTCGGGCGAGAGCCACAGCGTCTCGATGTCGGTCACGTTGGCCGTGACACCTTGGAAGCGCAGCGCCAGCGCCATGACCTGGTTCCAGCCGTAGGAGGCGCGCTTGATGCGGTCCCGCACCTTGGCGATGAGCTGTTCGGACATCGCCCGCGCACCCTCGGCGGACTGGTTCGCACCGTCAGGCATGAGCGCGTACATCGGGGTACGGGTGGCGGCGGCGAGGTCGCGGATGTAGTCCTTCACCGCGGCGAGGACTTGCTGGAAGTCGGTCGTGCCGAGTTCCTTGAACTCGACGCCCTCGGGCACCATCCACACGTTGCCCGCGCCCGGCTTCATGGTGGCGGTCATGTCGACCATGACGGGATCCCCGGCGGAGTCCAGTACCGGCTCGCCGGCCGCGTTCAGCTCGACCTCGGCGTAGTTCTCGGAACCGGACAGGACGCGCTGGCGGTACGCCTGCATGGCGATGATCACGAGCGTCTCGAGGATGGTCCAGTTGATGCGGTCGAGCGTGTCGGTGTGGCGCTCAAACTCGCCGACGCCGTTCTTGTTGTGGAAGCAGACGACCGGCACGACATCCGCGAAGTCCTTGGGCCAGTACATCGGGTTCATGCCCGGTACCCAGTCGAAGTTCTCAATGCTCGGGACCAGGCGCTCGACCGAGTGCTGGTTGTCGCGGGTCGCCACGTAGACGGCGCCCGGCAGGTAGAGATACGCGGTATCGAGGCCCGTGGTGGCGTCGCGGTAGAGCTTGAGGGCCGCACGAGCGCGAGAAGGTCGCAGCGGGTCCGGGTCGACGATCATCAGCAGCGGATCCTCGCGCGTGACAATCGGGATGCCGTCAGCACCCGGAGGCCCGACGATGGCGTACCCGTCACGGAGCCCGAGCATGTCGGCGTGAATGTCGCCGGCGAACGTGTCGAGCTCGTTGTACGACCAGATCTTGAGCGCCTCCTGCGAGAGCCCCTTCGCGTCGCCGATGCGGAAGCCGGACGGGCTCATGCGCTCCTGCGCTGCTTCGACGACAAGCTCGCCGAAGTTCACGCGCGCCTTGCGCTGGAAGTTCTGGTACGCCTCGCGCATCCCGTGCGCGCCCTCGGGCAGCGGCGCGTTGCCGTCCATGTAGGAGGCCAACACCTCGAGCTGAGGGTTGCGGACGCCCATGGCCAACGCGAGCCGGTTGAAGTACCAGCCCGGCGACTGGAGCTCGGTCGCTTCGATCGACACGGCGTGCCTCCTTGAACTTGTGTGCTCGCCGTTTCGGCTGTCGGGTATTGGTAACTTGACTCTGTAACCGTTCCGTGCTACAATCCGTTGTGACATATCATCGCAACAGAAGGGAGAGGCCATGCACGAGCAGTCGGAGATACCGACGTTGGTGTCGGCGCTGGTCGAGGAATATCTGGACGTGGAGCGCGCGTGGAAAGAGGGTTCGGCGGTGGCGCGCTGGTACGAGCCCGACAACATTCAGGCATGGTGCCGCAAGCTCTCGGTGCTGGCCGCGTTCGTGAAAGAGCATGAGGACATTCGCGTGACATGGAAGACAAGCGGCGTCGGGCAGATACTCGTCACGGTGTCGCGATGAGCGGCGACTGCCCGACCTGCGGCGGGGACGCATCGCACAATCGCGGAGTGAAGCGCGAGAACAACCCGTACTTCGTGTCATGCACCGACCCCTGCCACGGCACAGGCGGCAGCAAGAGCGACATGCGAACGGACGCGGAGTTGGCGGAAGTGGTGTTCGGGTGGCTCGTTTTTGAGGGGACCGCGTTTATCGCCCTCACCGAACTCACCACGCGCCTTGAAGAAGCGCGGGAGGAGAACGTGAACATCGAGCGCGACTACAACGCGGCTCTCGACGCGCAGGATGCGATGCTCACCGCGCAGGTGAATGAAGCAATCGCGCTGTACGGTACCGTCGCCGCACGTCTCGCCGGGCGCACCGCAGAGGTGGCACGGCTACGAAGGGCTGCCGGGGAGATACGCCGCATCATCGTTGGCCTACCGCCGAAGGCTATCGAAGCAATCTTGAAGGCGGACACATCGTCCGGCTACATGGTGGACGTGCTCGACGCCGCGCTCCACGAGCCGAAGGAGTCCACCCATGAGTAGTGAACTGACGTGGCGCGAGGTGGAGGACTTCGCCTCCGAACGTCCGAAGCGTGGCGAGATAGCGCCGGCCATGTGGGTGTACAAACTTGCCACCGCGCTCCTTGCCGCATGGGAGCGTGAGGAAGCCGCCGGGGTGCGTGAGGCGCTGGATTGGCTTGCCCGTCACAAGGAGTCGGTCGCGTATCCGGCACAAGAGGCGTACATGGCTCACGTCGCCACCGTTACCGCCGCTCTCACCCCGAAGCGCGCTACCTGAGACGCTGGATGCGGCCGGTGCGCTTCGACGCTCCGATGCCCAGGGCGACCGCGTCCATGCGCGCCTGCCACGAGAGAATCGCGCAGACGCACAAGTCGACCTTCTTGTAGCTGGAGTCGTTCTCCTTGCCGATGGTCAGCTTCTGATGGCTGAACCTGCGACGAGCATTGAGCACGTGACGCGTGAACTGCTGGTCGCCGTTGTGCGACATCTCGCCGTTGCGGATCGCGGCCTCATATGCGAGGACGGCACGCTCGATCCACACGGAGCGGCCGCCGGTCATCCACCACTCGAAGGGGTGGTTGAGGGTGACGAACACGCGCTTGCCCGCCGCGTTGGGGATGATCTTGCGGGAGTACTTCGCTTCCCACTCGTCTACCTTCGAGCGCCAGTCCTTTGCGGGGTCCGCGTAGGCGGCGGCGACACGGTAGAGCCTGAACGCGTCGTCCCATGCCGCGTCGATCTCCACGAGCGGCGGTTGCCACTCTTCCATGCCGGGCCCCTCGTCGGCTTCCCAGCCGCCAAGCTTGACCTGGTGCCCGTCCGAGACGCGCGTCGCGATGAGTCCCGTCGCGTCCGGCTTGCCGCGAGCCCTACCGCGTGAGCCGTCGAAGCCGAGCGTGATGACGTCGCCAGGCTTGAGGTGGTCGTCTACGAGGCGCGAGCGCCACTCCGGCTCGGAGACGTAGGAGTCGGACGCGTGCGTGATCTGGTTGAGGTAGTAGCGGCGTGCGTCCTGTGGGTCGGTGGCGGGATCCCATATCTCAGCGATGATGCGCTCGAGATCGACCCAGCCGGGGCCGTGATCGTGACGCTCGCCGTTCTCGTCTTTGAGCGCACATGGCAGGGAAGAAGAACACCCGTACGCCAGTCGCAGCCCGTAGAGCAGGCGGTAGCGGCTCGTGAGGTCGGTCTTGGCCGGCGCCTCGCGGTGGGAGTAGAACAGCCCGTCGTCGCGCGCCTTGCCGTCTTCGATGGTCTGCCAGTACGCGGCCGACGCTTCGGCTACCGAACCCTCACCCGGAAGGTAAGCGTTAGGGCTCTCGATAGACGATCCGCCGGTCTTGCCGAGGTTGCGCCGCATAGTGGCCGCGAGCTTCACTCCGCCATTGGACGGGAGCCACGTCTCGGTCTGGTCGAGCACACAGAACACGGGCCGGTTTCCTTCACGCGACCTTGCGGACGCGGTGACGAACTCGATACGGCCGCCACCCGGAAGCGAGACGAACGTCTCCATGGGGTTGAGGCCGGGATAGGCTTCTTTCGCGGGGCCGTCGTTGAGCATCTCGAGCAGCGGCGACCAGCAGTTGCGCGTCTGGTCCTCGGATACGGCGCTGATCTGCACGAGCGGCGTACGCGACGATCTCCACGGACGACCGACCGGCTCCCCGGCGTGGTAGGCGTGGGTCAACTTCCCCCACGTGTGTATCTCGCCCTCGGCGGCCCAGTGGTCGAACACGACCGGGCCCAGTCCCTCGGCAGCGGCAATCGCGGCAAGGAGCGGTGACTTGCCCCAGCCTTTCGCGCGGGAGAGAACGCCACGCCGCTTCTTGCGTCGGCCGGAAGCGTCGACCTCGTAGAACTCGCGAATGAACTCGCGCTGCTCTTTCGTCGGGACGAACATCTCACCATCGGCGCGATCTGGCGCTGCGAGGTTCGCGTGCATCCAGTGGATGATCTGCCGCCCGAGCGACGGCGCGGGCATCAGTCGTCCAGATTCGGCGCCATGCTCACGACCTTGGCGAGTGGTGCATCGGGCACGACTCTCCACCGAAGCGCGGCCATGCCCTTGGGCGTGAGCCCGAGCTGGCTGTCGAGTTCGCGCATCTCGCGGCAGATGACGACCCTGCCCGTCGCAAGGCCCGCAAGACGCGAGATCATCTCGCGCACAGCACTCGCCTCTTCTGCGTTGAGCGCGTCGAAGAAGTCGAGCGTATCGACGTTGTTCAGGATGCGGAGATCGTCTTCGAGCGAAGCGCGACGAGCCAGAACGCACTCATCGCCACGCGACCATGCCGCGCCCTGCGGTGTGTGCCACGCCCATTCCCACCATGCGAGCCCGGCGGTACCGAGGTCTATCCACGCGGGAGGTGCGGGAGCGTCATCATCGCGACCGCTCATGGGTAGGTTTGTGGTAGGGATCGTCGGCGCGTTGCGGCGGGCGGTTTCTTCGGCCGGCTTCGGCAGGGGTCCT